CTGGAACTGCTTTGCAATTGGCGACACCTTGCACTTTGTCGGGATCCAGTTAGTCGATGTAACATCCATCAATGCGCATGACTATGAGCGGCAGAAGTTGCTACTCGAAGAGTTCCGCTTTATGCTGAGCCATGAGATACGGCAACCACTAACCAATATATCTGGACTTGTGCAGTTGATGCTTAACCATCCGATGTCAAATGACAGCGAAAAGCGTGACCTTCTTAAGATGATACATACATCAGTTGTAAAGCTCGATGATGCCATCAAGGTGCTAATCAAGAAAGCAGCTCGCGAGTTATGACAGACAAGGAAGCGGACATCAGATTGGTTAATGTTGCCGCTTGGTATGTGATTGAGCGAGGCATGCCGGTATGTGTGGCCCTGCAAATATTGCAAGCAGAGCTCAAGGATAAAAGATTATTTTGGGAATCATCACAGCAACTTATAAAACTCATAAAAGATGGCATCTGTACGATATGAATTGATAATACTTGCGGCATTTGTTGCAATCCTGTTAGTGCTAATTAAGTGCAACTCCGACAATGTGGTTGATGATTATCGCCTTAAGCACACGATGTATGAGGACAGCATAGTGATTGCTTCGCAGCGGAAGATAATCGCAGAGAACAACTCTGATGCGGCAAGGCAAGCGCAACAGATTGCGGAGCTCGAGGTAAAAGTCAAGAACGCAAGTGAGGTGGTTAAGATTGAGACCAGGACAGTCATCAAAACGCAGATTAAGTTAGGCGATACGGTGATGGTAAAAGGTAAGCCCTACATCCAACTGCCCAAGCCATTCCTTAAGACCACCGAGTGGTACACAATTGGCGGCATGATCAACCGCCTCGGGTGGTTGCAGATTGATAGCTTAGTGATCCCTGCTAAGTTCACCTATGCTGTTGGCGATACCATGCGCACTGGGTTTGTGAACCGACTGCTTAAGAAGAAGGACACAGTGGTCCGCATGAGAGTCGACAATCCCAATGTGGCCATCACCGGCATGTCGAATATCTACATCAAGCAAGACAAAAAGTGGCATCAGACAACGGCCTTTAAGGTAGGAGTTGGAGTGCTGATTGGGGTTGCGGTAGTTACGGCTGTAAAATAATTGCGTTGATAGTCAGTGCATTAGGATAATTGCGTGTAAATAGTTTTGATTAATATTGCTACTATCAATATAAGGTTTACATTTGCCTATCAATCATTCACTCATTTACTCATTCACTATGAACACTTTTTTCAAGTCACATGACAACACGCAGTTTTTTAATTACGATCATCTAAGCGGCATTATGTTAACAGTTGTGCAGGATGGATGCCATCAAGGCTTCTTTCAAAGATGTGACAAATCATCATTGGTGCTTGTTCGCCAATATTCAAAGGAGATGACACAAGGCTTGCACGAATCAGTCCGCACTTATCATCCATCATCAGAGCATGAGTTTAACTACGAGCTCCGCATTACTCAAGAATCATTCAATCAATTAATATCTAAATAAACAATGGCTTTAAAAGCACCCTCAGGGAATAACACCTCCCGTCAGATAGCTCCAGAAGGAGCGTATCCTGCAAGATGTTACCAAATCATTGACCTAGGAACTACAATGCAGACAGGACAGTTCCCTGGCAAAAAACGCAAAGTGCAATTCATCTTTGAGCTGCCCACAGAGACCTACGAATTCGAGAAAGGGGAAGGCCTTAAGCCGTTCTATGCTCGAAGCATCTACAACCTTTCGATGAATGAGAAAGCGGTACTACGCAGAGACATCGAAGCATGGGCAGGCAAGAAGATGAGCAACGAGATTGCAGGAGAATTCGATATCTTCACACTGCTTGGAAGACCTTGCATAGTAAACATCACGCACATTGAGAAAGGCGATGCAACCTATGCCAACATCATCGGCATGAGTCCGCTTCCAAAAGGAATGGTTTGCCCTCCTGCTTTCAACAATGCATTATGCTACAACACCGAGGAGCATGATGAGACTGTTTTCAGTCAGCTGCCAGAGTTCATTCAAGATAAGATCAAGATGAGCGATGAGTGGATTGCGAGAATCAGCAAGCCAATACCAGTGGAGAAAGCGGCTGCAATGGTCGCTCAGCAAGAAGCAGAAGATGACGGTTTTCCGTTTTAACAAATAACAAAGGGCGGTAGTTAGCCGCCCTTCATTAAGAACTAATCTTATAACAATATGAACGCAGCTAATATAGAAAACATTTCCGAGTTCTACAAGGCATTAAACTCCACCGAGGTGCTTCGTGCTCAAGGCATGATTGAAGGCGCACCAAAAACAATCGAAGACAAGCTCTCATACGATATGAGCGCAGAGTCAATCAAGGCGGCAAACGATGCAATCAAGCATATCGAATTCAATCGCAAGATGGTCACGCTTCCATTGGATGCCTACAAGAGATCCATCATGGATGTGGAACGCGAGTACATCGCTCCGCTTAAGGCTCACATCGAGCAGCGCAAGGCATTGATGATTGACTACTCCAACGAGCTTGAGCGCATCAAGGCTCAAGCAGATGCGAAGATTGCACAAGAAGCAGCCGATGCGCTTAAGTCAGCAAGCACAAGCGATGTGTCGGATATCTTTGCCACCTTTACCGATGCAACTACCACTACCACCCTCGAGCTCGACCACACCAAGAACATCCGCATCAGCAAGAAAGCAGAGATAGTTGGCGATGTTGAGTGGGAGACATTGCTAATGACACTGCTCAACGCAGAGATGCTCGACATTCAAGACCTACTCCGCAAGCTTCCAAAAGCAATGGAGATCACCCGTACTATTGCCATTCGCGGCATTCAATTAACCGAAGTAAAAACACAAGTAATCCGATGAATCCACTTGACAACATAGGGGCAGAGTTCGCCAATTTTAACCGCTACCTGGATGCAATCATTGATCCACGCGAATGCGATGATCAGAGCTTAACGGGCAAGGTAAAAGAAGCAATCGTGCAAGCCTACTCAAATGGCTATCATGACGGGCAGCAAGCAATGTTCAAGCGGCTACCAAAGCCATCATCACAAGGCGGCGAAGAAGGAGGGCGCGAGTATTATGACTCGCTGTAACTGGACACTGCAAGAGACCGAGCTGCTGATTGAGTACTATCCGCATAGGTCCACAAAAGAGGTGGCATTCATAACTGGCAAGTCAGTTGCCCAGTGTTATGCCAAAGCCTTCGCACTCCAGATACATAAGACTCCCGAGTATCTGGCAACAGCGGACAGCGGAAGACTCAAGCACTCCCGAGTAGAGTCGCAATTTAGCCAAGGTCACACACCTTGGAATAAGGGCATGAAAGGGCTTGACATCGGAGGCAAAGAGACTCAGTTCAAGAAAGGGCATGTGCCGCATAACCACAAGAGCGTTGCATCAGAGCGCATCGATGAAGATGGATACACCTACATCAAGATTGATGAGCCTCGCAAGTGGGTACTTAAGCATCGCCACATCTACGAGCAGCATCATGGCAAGCTCGAGCCGCACATGATAGTGACATTCATCGACAAGGACATCAGCAACTTTGCCATTGAGAACTTGGAAGCAATCACGAAAGTGGAAAACATGCAGCGCAATACGATCACTAAATATCCTCAACCAATTCAATCAGCAGTTAAAACCCTAAACAAATTATGGCACGCAATAAAATCGAAGACCTAAGAGATCACCTATTTGAAATCATCGAGATGCTTAAGGAAGGCGACATGGAGCTCGACAAAGCAAAAGCAATCGCAGACATCGCCCAGGTGATTGTCAACTCAGCAAAGGTTGAGGTTGACTTCATCAAGGTGGTACATGGCAACGGATCGGGATTTATCCCATTGGACAAAAGACAGATAGAGCAATAATTTTAAACCCCTAAAACTAAAACAAAATGCAAGCAATTGATACATTTTACAAGGATCACTTTTTTAGGTCAAGACTTGAAGCAAGATGGGCTGTTTTTTTTGATAGCTTAAAAGAAAAATGGGAGTATGAGCCAGAAGGTTTTATATTGGAAAATGGTGTTAAATATTTACCTGATTTTTATATTGCAAGTTTAGATAGTTATGTAGAAGTAAAACCATCTATAAATTTAGAACAAGATGATATGTATGGAATTTTAGATTTATATAAATACGATTTAGAAAATAAATGGAAACCATTTTCTAAAAATAAAAATCTTCTTATTGCAATAGGTACACCACATGCAAAATGTATGTGGCTATTATTGAATGAAAAATGCTATAGTCATGATGGAATGTTAATGGTAATACCTTTTGCATATTTACGAAAAGAGTCTTATGGACAATATTGGCATTCAGCTGGTGATGAAGATTTTAGTGATGAAACACCTTTTAAGCAAGCGATTAAAAACGCAAAAAGTGCAAGGTTTAATTCAGCTAACCAATGAGCCGCGACATCTACAACAGCATCGAAGCCATCAACGCATCAAGCATTAAACGGCACTACACTGGCAGCATCCAATACGCTGCCGGTGCTCTCGAAAGGGGTGCGGAGTTCCATCGCAATCTACTTGAGACAGAGCCAAAGGATATGCCGCCAAATGCACTGCGCATCTATGAGGCAATCATGAAGCATCCAATGCTCAAGCTGATATTTGAGAAGTCAGCCAAGGAGATCACCTTCATCAAGGAGGTTGAGATTGATGGGCGCAAGGTGGCAGCAAAGGGCATCCTTGACTTGCACTGCCCGATGTACTCCATTAATGCAGATATTAAGACGACTTCCTGCACCAACCTTCGCGCATTCGCATCCGACATGACTAAGCACTACAACCATATCCAAGCAGTTTGGTACTCATACCTCACTGGATATTCGCCGACAAACTTCTACTACATAGGAGTGCCCAATAAGTTCAAAGGTGAACTATTTATCCACCGACATACACCCTCAGAAATTGAAGAAGCAGAAACCCTCATCCGATCCTTTCTGGTCCACA